ATGACAGAAAATAGTACACAAGAAGTCGTCAAAGACCTCGAAGAATATAAATTTGGATTTCATGATAATGCAGAACTTGAATTCACAACCGGTTTAGGCTTGACCGAGGAAGTCATTCGCGAAATTTCTGAAACTAAAAACGAGCCTGAATGGATGTTAGAATTTCGCTTAAAATCTTTTGAAGCTTTTAAAAAGCTAGATATGCCAAAATGGGGACCAGATTTATCTGGTATTGATTTTAATGATATCGTTTATTATCAAAAACCATCAGCAAAAGCGGCTCGTTCTTGGGAGGATGTTCCTCAAGAAATCAAAGATACTTTTGAAAAAATTGGTATTCCAGAGGCTGAACGTTCATATTTGGCAGGAGCCTCAGCCCAATATGAATCAGAAGTTGTTTATCATAATATGAAAGATGAATTTGAAAAATTAGGAATTATTTTCACTGACACTGATTCAGGCTTACGTGATTATCCAGAAATTTTCAAAAAATATTTCAGCAAACTTGTTCCGCCAACTGACAACAAATTAGCAGCTTTAAATTCTGCTGTCTGGTCTGGAGGTTCATTTGTCTACGTTCCTAAAGGAGTCAAATGTGAGATTCCTATTCAAGCTTATTTCCGTATTAATAACGAAAAATCAGGACAGTTTGAGCGGACATTGATTATTGTTGAAGAAGGAGCCTCTATTCAATATGTTGAAGGATGTACTGCTCCAACTTATTCAGCGAGCTCACTTCATGCGGCAGTCGTTGAAATCTTTGTTGAAGAAGGTGGCTACATGCGCTACTCTACCATTCAAAACTGGTCAGATAATGTTTATAACTTAGTGACTAAACGTGCGGCTGCAGAAAAAAATGCAACCGTTGAATGGATTGATGGGAATCTTGGTTCAAAAGTATCCATGAAATATCCTGCTGTGCATTTAAATGGGCCAGGAGCGCGTGGAACAATGCTTTCAATCGCTTTTGCTGGAGCAAATCAAAATCAAGATACAGGTGCTAAAATGATTCATAATGCTCCAAATACTTCAAGCTCAATTATTTCAAAATCAATTGCCAAAAATGGTGGAGCAGTCAATTATCGCGGGCAAGTTACTTTTGGGAAAAATTCTAAAAAATCAGCTTCTCATATTGAATGTGACACAATTTTGATGGACGACTTATCAAAATCAGATACCGTTCCATTCAATGAAATTCACAATTCACAAGTTGCCTTAGAGCATGAAGCGAAAGTTTCAAAAATTTCTGAAGAACAACTTTATTACTTGATGAGTCGTGGATTGACAGAAAAAGAAGCCACAGATATGATTGTCATGGGATTCATTGAACCATTTACCAAGGAATTACCAATGGAATATGCTGTTGAATTAAATCGTTTGATTTCTTATTCAATGGAAGGTTCTATCGGGTAAAATAAAATAGTGTTGTTATATCAATATTTTTTGGTTGAATCTTGTAAAAAATAATTTCAAAGGGGCAAAAAAGGGGCATATATAAATAAGTTAAATAATTAGTGATACATACTGATTAATTAACTTATTTATATATGCCCCCTAAAAGTTAATTATGCCCCTTGTAAATAAAAAGTGCCCCTTGTAATTGAGAGGCATTTTTTTATTTAATTTCATTTAGTTTTTTAACAATATCAATCTTAACAGATTTTGTGACGTGTGAGTAAATGCTAAGAGTTGTCTTATAGTCGGTGTGCCCCACTCGATCCATTGCAGCGCTTAGAGGTATTCCAAGTTCAGCGAGTAAAGCAATGTGAGAATGCCTAAAAATATGGGATGTAATATGCTTTGTTATTCCAACTTTTTCTGCAGCTCTCCTCACAACTACATTGAGAGTATCTAAGTCAACCGCAGCACCATTAACAGTAAAGAAAATATAGTTATCTTTATTAAAATCATTACCTTTCAAAGAACGATGAAGTTCTAATAACTCAAGTTGTTCTTGGATTATATTTTTAATGTTTTCTGAGATTGTTATTGTTCTGTAAGAGAACTCAGTCTTCGGAGTGGTTTTTATTTTCAAAGCCCTGTCATAAGTGCCGTTAATTGTTACTGTCCCATTTTCCAAATCTATTTCATGAATTGTAAGAGCAGCTGTTTCACCATAACGAGCCCCAGTATATGCCATAAATTCTACAAAATTGGCAATATGCTCAACTCTTGAAGTTATTCTCAGAACAGAAAGAATTTTTTTAATATCACTTAATTCAAGATAACTATCTCGTTTTTCCTGAACTTCATTAAAAGTTTTTGTTTTTTTGGGAGCTTTTACAAAACTGGCTTCATTTACTTCAAGATAACCCATCCTGACTCCGAAATCTAGAATGGAGTGAAATCTTTTCTTGAAACCATTGTAGTAGCTATAGGCATAGCCCTCGTCCATCATCTCGTTTACTAAATCTTGAATTAACCGGCGATTTACATTTCTAGCTTTTGCATTTTTACCGATTTTCTCTAATATACGATTATCATTTGCTGTTGTTCCACGAAGTGATGAGGCTTTGACCGTTGGAGACCAGTTTTTATAATATTCATCATATAAATCAACAAAAGTGATATCACTTCCTTCATTATGAGAAAGTATTTTATTTATTTTTTCAGTTAATTCTTTAAGTGCAATTTTTTGTGCTCGTGGTGTTTTTTTATCCAGGGTTACAGAAACCTTTTTTAATTTCTCTGTCAGTGGATCACGGTATCTTTCAAAATATTTATACTTCCCATTTGGTAAATCTTCTACCCACATTTGATTTTTACTCCATTTCTTGCTAAAATTGAGTACGAGAAAGCTCCATCAGCATTGATGAATTTCTTGCACTACATAGATTTAAATCCGCCCGCTCCGTCGAAAGTTTGGGTGGATTTTTTATTTGTTGTTATTCTTTGAAGAGATTAATTTCGCAAGTCTCTCATTTAAACGGTCAACCTTTTTACCGTCAAAATCTGTTTCCCATTCTTGACTTTCTATACTTTTAATATGAATTTTTATTACATCAATTTCTTTATCATACTCTTTTAGTTTCCTATAGTTCTTTTCAAGCCTATCGAAGTTTGTATACTTAATTCTTTTATATATATTCCAAAGTATTTCGTTTGATTTATGGTAGTCTTTATTATCAATGGCTATTCTATCGGCCATCAACCTTTCGTTCATATAGTTTTGAAATTGTACATTAGATAAATTATCTACTATAGATTTCCCTTGTAGTATATCATTCTTTTTCTTTCTTTTATTGCGCAATTCTTCAATCGCTTTGTCGGCTTCTGTCCTGTCATCAAACGCTTGTTTGTATTCGTCTTGGTTGATTACTTCACGTTTCAATAAACTATCATAAAAAGCTTTATCATTAGAACAAAATGATTTGGAATCTTGAAGCTTAGCTTGCTTCAATAGTTCAGAATCTGTCAGTCCATTATGGTAAGAGTTGTTTGAAAAGAGGACTTCTGAGTTTTGAATTAGTAATTTTTGTCCTTTGGAAGTTAATAAAGCATTTATTTGAACATTTTCAGATAACGCTGTATTAATGCTGCTAATTAAGTATCCATTTCTTTGTAATCTGTCAATTGATTGAAAAAAGTTTATACCGTAACGTTTTTCAAAATATTGAGGTATTTTTTTGTTTTTATCATTGTTCTTCTTAATCCAGTTTAGTGCTATGATGTCACCACGAAAAATACCTAATGTATCATAAAAAGTAATTGCTTCTTTTTGTACTAGAATTCCAGGGAAATCTAAACTGGAATCATATAATTTTTGTAATTCTTCTTTAGTCCTATCCGGATTAATCCAAGGTTTATATTTGTAATTTGAATAAAGAGGAATTCCGAATGCGTAAATAATATCATCGTTTCCTTTATTGTTTGAATTACTAGAAATTGATTTAAACAAATTTTTTAATAATACCATAATATTTCCTTGCCAATTTAGTGATGGTACACATTATTTAAATAATAATTGCTGGAACTCTATTTCTGCCATATTATAGAAATTATGGCTTAGATGATAACGATCCAGAAATTGATAAATATTAACAGTTTCAATCACATCAAAATAGCTAATATAATCTACAATGTATTCATGCATTTCTTGCTTATTAATACTGACTTTTAATTCATCTTCAAATATTTCAGTGATAGCTTCATGCATCTCTAAATATTCTTTTTTGATGATTGATTCAGCTAGTTCAAATGGTGATTCTGTTATATCTACAAACACATTAAAATATTCGTAGCTTCCCCCGTTAGCCTCAAATATTTCCCAAAGAAGAAGAACAGCTTCACGATTTGCTCTAACTTCTTGAGGATTTGTTGTATCATTCTCAGAACCTCTGCAGATATCTTTATTGATAACGTGGGAAAGCTCATGCGCAATTTTAAAGGCAGATATTTTGGTTGGATTATAAATCATCAACTTTCTTTTGATATTAACCATAGCATTTTTAGGAAAGCAATCATCACAAGTAATGTGAATATTGTATTTTTCCATTTCTAAAAGAAGGTACTCTATCAATTCCTGTTTATTCATAGAGACCTCCGATTAGTCTGTAAGCTTGTCGCCGTAAATTGCAAATAGCATTTTCTTCACATCATCACTGATAGGTTCGCCATCAAAAGATACCCACTCATTCCAGTCTATTCTGGGGTCATCCCAAGAAGTTGGCTTTTTCTCACTAATAACTTTTTTTAAATCAACTGGCTTATTTGTCTTTTTTAATTCTTCATTTCCAAGTAAATAATCCACACTTACATTAAAATATTTTGCAACTGCTTGTATTTTATCTACGCTTGGCTTGTTTTTGTTCCAACGCCGAAGAGTAGCATTAGCAAAACCAAGTTTTTCTTCTAATTGTCTAATTGAAATATTTTTTTGAGCTGCAAGCTCTTTTATTTTTTCATATAAATCCACTTGTATCAACCTTTCAGAGGGTACAAGAAAAATAAATAGGTAAATATCCAACAAAATCGTTGACAATGTAGGAAAATATGCTATAATATTTCTTGTAGAGATTAGTTAGCCTTTCGGTTAGCAAATAGACCTATAAAAAGCACTTCAAACGCTCCGCCAAGAATGTTTTATAAAGCTTTTGTTAGGTGTTTTAACTATGCATTCATTGTAGGATATTTAACAACAAATGTCAAGGGCTAGATTCAAATATGCTAACTTTTTCTTATACAAAAATATATACGGAGGTATAAAATGCCAACAAGTGACAATGGACTAAGACTTGTTAATTCATTCATTGAAGAAACAGGAATTGAAAAAATGAGTTTAGCAGCCAAGTATGGAGTAGCTAAAAATGTGATGATTGATATTCTTTCAGGTCATCTTCAATCACCTAAAGCACATCAAGTCATTCTTAAAATCATTGATGATTTCAAATTGCGTTAAGAAAGGAGATGCAATATGCCATACGCAAAAGTAACCTATCTACCTGTAGAAAATGCAGAAGACGCAGAATGGTGTGACAAAAAACACCTTATGGAAGTCTGGCAAGGCTTATCAAAAGGCACATTAACAGCCTGGCTTACTGAAATGAGAGATCGACCTGAATTTAAAAAAGGTGTACTCAATCCAACTCACGGACTTGTATTTATCAATAAAGAAATATTCAAAGAGTTTGTAGAGTGGAAAGAAGCAACTCGTTATAAGAGTTATAAAAAATAGGAGGAAAAATGCTCAAAATTAAACTTTTAAACAAGTCTGATCAACAGTGGCTAGAAGGCCGCAAAGACGTTGAAGCACAATTGGAGATTTATAGTTCAATCCTGAACGCAAATGACCGTGTTCGAGCTATGAAACAGCCACGAGCCCAACCCAGTGAATCACTTGTTCATTACGCAAAAGAACAATCGCTTGGAATGTGGTTAGAAGAGTCACCATTCTTAGCAGAAATGAAAAAAGCCCGCACTGGTAATGCGAGCTGGTAGAAAATCTGTGGAAAGATTCTACCTTCATTATAACAAATTGGAGGAAACATGAAAAGCAACGTAAAATTTGATTTTACAAAAATCAAGAAAAGAACAGTTGGCGCTCGAAATATGATTTTGACACCGACTATCCATATTAGCAAAGGTGGAGATTTAGCGTTTTACTGTATCAATGTTACTGATGCCCCTTATTTCAGAGTTGCAAAAACTGGGAACTTAATTGGACTAGAATTTAGCAATAAACAATTTAGTAATTCGTTCACATCTCGTGAAAGAGGAAATGCCTTCTGTGCAGTTGCTCGTTCAGTGATTAAAGAAATTGAATTTGAAAAGTATATTGGAACTGATTATCATTCCGCTAACTTTGCACTACAAAAAGAATCTGAAAATCTGTATTGGTTTGATTTAACTTCAACTGTCACTAAGTACAAGAAATTGAAGTAGGTGCACTATGATAAAAAATAAACTTTTTTACTGGATGGATAAACAGAAAGTTTCTATTTCAGAAATTAGTAAAGATACAGGACTATCAAGAACTAACCTGACAGATTTAAAGTTTCATAGAACCGCAAGGATTGACCTTAGAGTGTTAGAAACCTTATGTCAGTACTTCAACATTACTCCTGGAGAGTTTTTTGAATATAAACCAAAGGAAAAATAAAACATGATAAAAATCAATAAATTAGAAATTGAAAATGTAAAGCGTGTCAAAGCTGTTTCACTTGAACCAACACAAAATGGCCTAACAGTAATTGGTGGACGAAATGGCCAAGGTAAAACATCAATCCTTGATTCCATTGCATGGGCTTTGGGTGGTAATAAGTACAAACCTAGTCAACCGCATCGTGAAGGTAGCGTACTTCCTCCAAATCTTCAAATATCACTGAGCAACGGTTTGGAAATCAAACGTGATGGAAAAAACAGTGATTTGAAAGTCATTGATCCTAGCGGTCAAAAAGCCGGACAAAAACTTCTGGATAGTTTTGTAGAAGAATTTGCCCTCAACCTTCCAAAATTCATGGAATCATCAAATGCTGAAAAAGCTAGAACCTTGCTTCAAATAATTGGAGTTGGTGACAAGCTGGCAGAGTTCGAGAAAAAAGAACAAGAACTTTATAATGAGCGTTTGGTTATAGGACGAGTTGCAGACCAGAAAAAGAAATTTGCTGCTGAGATGACCTACTTCCAGGAAGCACCCAAAGAGCTTATCAGTGTGTCTGAACTTATTCAGGAACAACAAGCTATTCTTGCTAAGAATGCTGAAAATGAGCGACTGAGAGGGCAAAGGGATAGTCTGAAACAACATCAAACCCAACTTGATTCTGAAATTGCTCGATTAATCGAAGAGAAAGCCAAAGTTGACCAACAACTAGAAATTGCTGAAAAAGATGCACTTGATTTGCATGATGAGTCAACTGAGCAACTTGAGTACAGCATCAGTAATACCGAAGAAATCAATCGCAAAGTCCGTGCCAATCTTGATAAAGACAAAGCCGAACAAGATGCTCAAATTGAAAAAGAAAAATATGATAACTTGAGCGCTCAAATTGATCGTATTCGTTTAGATAAAAATCAGTTGTTAGAAGATGCAGATTTGCCTTTGCCGGGTCTGTCAGTAGCAGAAGGAGAGCTTCTCTACAAAGGTCAACGCTGGGACAACATGTCTGGAGCTGAACAGCTTAAAGTTTCAACCGCAATTGTTCGCAAACTTAATCCAGAATGTGGTTTCATCTTGATTGATAAGTTAGAACAGATGGACTTAGACACACTGAAAGAGTTTGGCCAATGGCTCGAACAAGAGCAATTACAAGCGATTGCCACAAGAGTTTCAACTGGTGATGAGTGTTCTATTATCATCTCCGATGGTTACGGGGAAGAAACTGAACAAGCGAATGTAATTGAAACACAGCCAGTTCAGCCAGAACAAACAAAATATCAGTTTTGAGGTGGTGGATTATGGAAATGAAACAGATTCCAGACTATCCTAACTATGCTGTGACTAGAGATGGGAGAGTTTGGTCCTATAATACTAACAAATTTTTAGTACCTTATTTAACTAAAAAGAATATCGTCGTTATAAATTTGTCCGTTGAGGGTATGTGTTTTAAAAGAAGTCTATCTAGGTTGGTATTTATAACATTTAATGCCTATGAGCCTGAAATTGTGAGACATAAAGATAATAACCCCACTAACAATTGTTTGGAAAATTTAGAGGGGATATCAAAGGAAGAGCATTTAAAGCGTTTAGGAAATGCTAGCAAGTTCAAAAATCAGAAAAGAAGGAAAATGATTAAACTTAATCCAGAAACTGGCGGTAAAGAAGTAGTGGTTTACCCTTATAAGTCGACTGAATACGATTGTGCTTTGAAATGTTGCAATTTTAAACGGCTAACTTTCAGAGGGAATTTATATTTTTACCCAGAAAGAAAAGACCAACTCATGGATGAAATAATTAAAAGAATACGACTAAACGATCTTTATATATCAAGTCATCCTGAAGATATACAAGGAAAATACGCCTGTAAAAGACGCATAACTGAGAATAAAAAATACCTTGAAATACTAGAAAAAATATAAGGAGAAGTAATGGCATTTAACATTACAAGCGGTCCAACTGCTACCGCTCAAAAAGTAGTTTTGTACGGAGTTGAAGGAATTGGGAAGTCAACCTTTGCTTCACAGTTTCCAAATGCAGTGTTCATTGATATCGAGGGTTCAACCTCAAATATGGATGTAATGCGAATGCCCTCCTCCCCGAAGTTGGCAAATGATTATGGATGAGGTAGAAGATGTTAAACAACGTCAAATCTGCCAAACCTTAATCATTGATAGTGGGGATTGGGCTGAAAGAAAATGTAAAGAACATTTAGCTGTACTTGGAAAATGGACGGATAGTACAAATGATTATGGGGCAAAATATGTTTCTCTTGAAAAAGAATTTGGTCAACTTGTAAATAAGTTGAGTGATGTAGTTGAAGTTGGAATTAATGTTGTTGTAACTGCTCATGCGAAACTTAAGAAAAAAGAAGAACCTGACCAAATGGGTGCTTATGACCGCTATCAGCTAAAAATGGAAGATAAGACTGGAGCGATGTTGAAGGAATGGGCGGATATGGTTCTGTTTGCGAATTATGAAACAACGATTGTTACTGACAGCAAAACCAATTCAAAAAAAGCAACTGGTGGTCAACGTGTTATGTTTGCGGCACATCATCCAGGTTGGGATGCAAAAAACAGACATAATTTGCCTGACAAGCTGCCACTTGAATTTGGAGCAATTGCTCATGTTTTCCAAACACAAGTCGCTCCACCAGTACAAGCTCAAACGCATCCACCAGTTGAGCAACCTCAACAAGAACAAGTAACTGCAGCAGCCACGGTTGAAACACCTCAAGAAATCAATTTTGGACGTGAACCAAATATTATTGATCCAGCAATACCAAAAGAATTGGCTCAACTGATGTCAGTAAATGAAGTGACAGAAGAAGAAATTCGTAGATTGGTAGCTGAAAAAGGCTTTAGACCTTATGAAATGCCAGTCAAAGATTATCCAGATGATTTAATTCAAGGTGGTCTTGTTGCTCAGTGGGACAAAATTTTCACAGAAATTAAAGCTAAAAGAGCTTACTAAATAAAAGGAGAAATTAAAAATGAACAATACAGTTGATGAAATGGCCGCATTTGGCTGGGATGACGAGATTGAATATAGCGAGGGTGGGAATTTTACGCTTCTACCAGAAGGGGAATATCCATTTATCGTGACGAACTTTGAACGTAGCAATTACACTCCTGGACCTAATAGTAAAGCTCCAGCATGTAATATGGCAGTGATTAGTGTAAAAGTGACTGCTCCAAATGGAGATGAAACAACACTAAAAGAACAGTTCTTGATGTATGAAAAAATGAAATGGAAACTTTCACAATTCTTTGTTTCAATTGGTCAACAGAAAAAAGGCGAAGCACTTCGTCCTAACTGGCAAGCTTTGTTAGGAGCACAAGGTAAACTCAAGTTAATTGTTAATTCTTATAAAGATAAAAAAACTGGGGAAGATAAACAAAATAATCGTGTAGATCGTTATCTTGAACCAGAAGAACCAAATTACCAAGCACAACAAACTGCTGCACCAGGTTACCAAGCACCACAACAAGGTTATCAACAACCTGTGAATAACCAACAAACACAACAACCACCAGTGCCAAATCAAGCCCCTCAACAAAATGTAACACCATTCCCACAACAAACTGCTGCACCTCAAAATGGCGCTGGTTATAATTTCTAAGGGGGATAGAAAATGCTTGCAGAAAAAAATCTAACAGGTAAATTTAAATTTGAGTTTTCAGAAGCTGTAAAAAGTTTCTCTCAATGGTTGGTAAGTATCGGCCAAGACTTCTCCTATAAAGAGAAAGATTATACTATCACAGCAAAATTTGAATGTGATGAAGATTATTATAATGCTGAGGCGAAAGCACTTGAATTAGAAGATAAAGCAAACCCTCAAATGAGCTTTGATTTAGAGGAGGATAATAATGGAACTCCGTCCGTATCAGAATGAAGCGAATGACCGAATCCAAGAAGAATGGGCGAGTGGTGTCAAGAAGACGCTGCTCGTTCTTCCTACCGGATTGGGTAAAACCGTGACATTCTCAGATTTAACAAAACAATTAGTAAGCAAAGGTGAGCGGGTTTTAATTATGGCTCACCGTGGCGAATTACTTGACCAAGCTGCAGATAAACTTTTCAAAGTAACAGGATTGAAAGCTGCAGTTGAAAAAGCTGACCAAACCGCAAAGAATTCTTTTTATGGCGTGACAGTCGGAAGTGTTCAAACCTTGATGCGTGAAAAACGTCTACAAGATTTTCCGCAAGATTATTACGACACAATCATTGTTGATGAAGCTCATCATATTTTGGCCAGTAGTTATCAGAAAGTCCTTAAATATTTTAGTGAAGCTAAAGTTTTAGGAGTAACCGCAACTGCTGACAGAACAGACAAGAAAAATCTAGGTGAGTTCTTTGAGTCGCTTGCTTATGAATACACCTTGCCTGATGCGATAAAAAATAAATACTTGTCACCAATGAAAGCAATGACTATTCCACTAAAAATTGATTTATCGGGTGTTTCAATGTCAGCTGGAGACTTTAAAGCAAGTGAAGTCGGAAGTGCATTAGATCCTTATCTCTATCAAATAGCGGATGAAATGGTCAAGAATTGCTCAAACAGAAAAACAGTTGTCTTTTTACCGCTTGTAGCAACTTCTAAAAAGTTTCGAGATATTCTCAATGAAAAAGGATTTAGAGCTGCAGAAGTCAATGGAGATTCCAAGGACCGGGCAGAAATTTTAGAAGACTTTGACAATGGAAAGTACAACGTACTGTGTAACTCAATGTTACTGACAGAAGGTTGGGACTCCCCAGAAGTAGATTGTGTCATTATGTTGAGACCAACAAAATCACGTCCGCTTTATGTTCAATGTATTGGTCGTGGCTTACGTTTGGCAGAAGGAAAAGAAGATTGCTTAATTTTAGATTTCCTTTGGCACACAGAACGTCATGAGCTAGTTCATCCAGCACACTTGATTGCTAAAGATGATGAAATTGCTAAAAAGATGACGGAAAAAATGGCTGAGGTAGAAGAAAATGATCAGCTACAACTCTTTGATTTAGAAGAAGTTGCAAAGGAAGCTGAAAGTGAAGTGGTTCAAGACCGAGAAAACTCACTGGCAGAAAAATTAGCAACAATGAAAAAACGGAAACGAAAACTTGTGGATCCTCTACAGTTTGAACTTTCTATTCAATCAGAAGATTTGATAAACTATGCCCCCTCTTTTGGATGGGAAATGGCTCCAGCTTCTGATAAACAAATTGCAGCACTTGAAAAATTTGGTATCTTTCCAGAAGAAATTGAAAACTCTGGGAAAGCTAAAGTATTACTTGATAAATTAAATAAACGAAAAATGTCAGGCTTGACTACACCTAAGCAAATTAGATTCTTAGAAAGTCGTGGTTTCCAACATGTCGGAACTTGGGAATTTAATAAAGCACGAGGTCTAATTGACCGGATTGCGGGTAATGGTTGGAGAATTCCGGCTGACATTAATCCGAGAGAATATAAAGGAGTTTAAGCTTGGAAGAAAAATTTGATTTAGTGCCACTCCTTGAATTTATTTCACCATCAGCTCTTGATTATAATGACTGGATATCTGTAGGAATGGCCTTGAAACATGAGGGTTATGGAATAGATATCTGGGATAGTTGGTCACAGCCTGACAGCAGATATAATGCACGAGAAATGGAAAGTAAATGGGATTCTTTAGGGCGCAATAGTGCTGCCCCAGTTACTGGTGCATTTATCACGATGAAAGCTAAGGAAAATGGTTGGCAACCTCATTCATATTCAGGGGATGGCATGGCAACTTTTGGTTGGGATGATGAAATCAGCTATGAACGTGATTACAAAATTGTTGATAACTCATGGGTTGAAGGTAAAGAAATCAGAGAGCCTGATGATAATTGGAACCCAGTTGAACAACTCAAAACATACATTGAAACCTTATTTAAGAATGATGACTACATCGGGTATGTTGTCAATTCATGGCAACGAGATGATGGAAAATATTCTGTCAGTGGTTCTGGAGTTTATGGAAAAACAGCAGAAGAAATTCTTAATGACTTAAATAAGTATAAAGATGCAAAAGATTTGGGGTGGGTTGTTGGTGATTAA